TGGGAACGAACTCGCGTGTCATGCGGCCTGAGGGCCCTGGCCGCCACCGCGCCGGCTCCATCTGCCGGATCGGATGAGTCGCCAGACCTCAGGTATGCCTGAGCGCCTGGCGGCCTCCAGAACCCGGCGGAGCCAGCCGGGGGAACGGTCGGAAGCCGGTTGAGGTTCTCCATAGTGAGACCTCACCGGCTCACCGGCCGGCCCGCACTCTGCGGCGCCTCGCGGCGCCCACTCGGTGGCGGTAGGCTCCCGCGGCAGGACCACGCTCATACTGTATAGAGGCCCGATACGAGCCTCGACAGTATGGCGCGGGTCCACCGCGAAGAGCCGGGGCGGCTCTACTTCGCGCTCCAACGCGAAGTACTCTACTAGGAATCGATCAACGCTCTCCTTAGGGAGACCTCCTGGGTTACTCCCAGGATAGCCTTCCCTAGGTATGAGCGCGATCAGATCCCTTAGTAGAGATTGCCTCCAGATGCGCAGCGCCCTAGTCCCAATGAGGGACAGGTATGCTGCTAGGGTTCGGTAGTCAAGGCGCTGTGGCGCCTTGAGCTTGAACCCTATCCCATCTGGGGCAATGAGCCGCCCAACAAACTCGCCTAGCCTCCCCGCGAGGGACTTCGGCTCCGAGATCTCTACCCCAAGAACCCGGGTAGAGAACTCTCGGTAGGCCTCCGCCAGCCTCGGGTCGGCGATAACCAGGTCGTCCCCAACTATACAGTATGGGGCGGTCCTGGGGTCGCCGCCGAGCCGTGCCCAGAGTGCCCTGACAACCGCATGGTGGCTCAGGGCGAAGGCGGCGAAGGACGGGACAGTCCCTAGAGGCTGCCCGCATCGCCACCTTATGGTCTCTGAGCTGGCCCCGGGGTAGGCCGTCCGAGCGGGTAGCCTTGCGATCCAGCAGAAGAGATCGACCCACGGTCTGTTACCCCTCGAAGAGAGGGACCACAGAACCGTCCGGGTCACAGCCAGCGGGAACCGGTCGGTGGCTGAGCTGAGGTCGAAGGACCAAACGGTCCTTCCGGCCTTCAGCCATTCAGCCACCCGCTCCGCACCCGCCTGCTGGTTGAAAGTGAAGTCCTGCGGGATGGCCTTGAGTGCCCGGTAGAGTTCCCGGGCCCAAGGATCCAGCAGGAACTGCAACCAGCGCGGAGGAGCGTAGTAAAACCGGGCCTTCCCGTCAGGCTGCACCCGACAATAAACCGCTCCGTGAGCCCGGACTGAGCCGGGCGCCGGTCTGAAGTCTGGTAGGACCGGCAGCATCGGCCAGAACCGGGGCACGGTCCCCGGTGGGTGAATGATATGATCTTGCATCACCCACCAGGCGTCCCTAAACAGCTCCCTACCGACGTCCGTGTAATTCCCACGGCCGTCGGTGAGCTTTAGGGACAGCGGGTTATTGGGGTGGATCCTTCTGTGGAGTCGCA